TGCACTGATAGCAGAATATTGGGAAGTTTACATTCGTAATGCGCTTCTTAGGATGTCCCAGGAAAGAGGGATTGAATTGCAGGACGTGCTTTTTGAAGAGTTTATTCGAGATGATGACGTAGCGTTCTTAATGACCTTATTCAAAATTGCCCGTGAGAACTTTCAACACAAAAAGGACAACCTCGTTGACGCGGCTGGATACCTGGGGATTGCCGGGGATATGTACGAGGACCCCGACATTGATGAAACAAACGAAGGGAGTTCGGAGGGCCTGGTCTTGGGCGACCACTCCGAGCGCACGGCGGCTGAAGATGTGGGAAGAACGCTGAGGTGGAGGAAGGGACCAGACCACACCTACACCGACGAAGAGCCGGAGCACCGTATCCGTCCGCAGTGGGAGGTTGACGGGGAACGCGAGATTCCGGTTACGGATGAAGAGGATGAGACATTTGAGTTGATGTGTGTGCGGAGGGGGTAGGATAAGTTGCCTTTAAAAATGCACGATGTATGCCAAAGGTAAAAAAGTGTATGAATATTGAATACATAGAAACAGACAAGTTAGTGCCGTATATAAATAATGCCAAGCTGCATCCAGAGGATCAGGTGGGTAAGATTGCCAGCTCAATCAAGAACTTCGGGTTTCGACAGCCGCTGGTGGTCGATAAGCAAAACGAGGTTATTGCCGGGCATGGGCGGCTCCAGGCGGCTAAGAAGCTGGGCATGGAACAAGTGCCGTGTGTCCGGGCCGATGATTTAAGTAAGGCACAGGTGAAGGCATTAAGGCTTGCAGATAACCGGACAGCAGAGAGCGATTGGAATTGGAATTTAGTGCAGGTCGAGCTTGAAGAGTTGCAGGGCTTGGACTTTGATATTGCGTTGACCGGGTTTGATGAAGGGGAGATTGAGGGCATTTTGGATGATGGGCCAAGTATCCCTGATGACAATAAAGACCTAGATGAAGATGCAATGGCTGAGACTGAAAATGAATGTCCGAAGTGTGGATTCAAATGGTAAAGCCAACAGTCATTTCAACATTTGCAGGGTGTGGTGGTTCATCTCTTGGCTATCATCTCGCAGGATTCAAAGAGCTCTTGGCTGTTGAATGGGATGACAATGCAGTTGAAACATTCAAGCTGAATTTTCCTGATGTGCAAGTCTATCATGGAGATATTGCCAAGCTGACAAGTGAGCAGTGCATGGAGATGGCAGGAATCAAGCCTGGAAAACTGGATGTCTTTGATGGTTCGCCACCATGTCAGGGATTCAGTACAGCAGGTAAGCGCAAGTTCGATGATCCAAGGAATAGCTTGTTTATTGAATATGCAAGATTACTAAACGATCTCCAGCCCAAGGTCTTTGTCATGGAGAATGTGACCGGGATGGTCAAAGGCTACATGAAGCAGGCATACCTGGAGGTCATGCGAACTTTGCGAAGATGTGGCTATAAGGCTAAGGGGCAGGTCTTAAATGCTATGTATTTCAATGTACCTCAGAGCAGGGAACGAGTGATTGTAATTGGAGTACGAGAAGATTTGGGGATTGAACCGAGTCATCCGAGACCGCAAAGTAGACCAATAACCGTGAGAGAGGCATGGAAAGATATTAAGTATATAGGTGAGAGACTATATCCAAGAGGTGGCCTAAGAGAATTAGTGCCTAAGGTTAAGCCTCAAGAGAGTGCTAGCAAGTATCATCCAAAAGGCAATTATTTCGGGACACATAGGCTGTCATATAATAAGCCATCAGGGACTATTATAAAAAACTGCAGGGGCTACAATGAATTTGCTGCTTCATCCTGAGATTGATGCAGGAATATCAATCAATGAATGTAAGCTCTTAGCTAGCTTTCCAGAAAGCTTTGACTTTATAGGTGGGTATAAAGAACAGTGGGCCCGCATCGGCAACTCAGTCCCTCCCAACCTTATGCGAGCAATAGCAGAGCATATAAAGGAAAATATACTGGAGAAAGTAAAATGACAGAAAGACGCAGAAAAGTAACGATTGAGCAGATTGAACAGGCACTGATAGCCAACGGTGGCTGGTATACCAAGGCAGCCAACGCCCTGGGGGTGAGTCACCAGGCTATCTCTAAACGGGTTGCCAAATCTGAGCGGCTGCAAAAAGCGGTTGAGGAAGTCAAGGCCAAGTACCTTGACCTGGCAGAAAGCAAGTTGCTCCAGAAGATAAACGAAGGCGATTTGGGGGCGATATGCTTTTACCTCAAGTGCCAGGGGAAAGATCGTGGGTATATTGAGCGTATGCAAAATGAGGTTACAGGCAAAGGTGGAGGGCCGTTAAAGACAGAATCCAAAGTTGTAGTTGAGTTCGTGGACCCGGAAGATGAAGAGCCCAACGATTAAGGTGCAGCTACCCAAGAAGCTTCACTGGGTGTTTTCCGGCCAGGCCCGATACCGTGGCGCACATGGTGGACGTGGATCGGGCAAGAGTATGGGATTTGCGCTGATGTGCCTGCTTCGGGGGATGGAACGGCCCATGCGTATCCTGTGTGCCCGTGAGATCCAGACCACGATCAGGGATTCGGTTCACCGTGAGTTGGTGAGCGCGATTGATAAGTTTGGCCTGGAGGACTTCTACAATTACGGCACGTCATACGTTCAAGGCACAAACGGGACTGAATTTCTATTCAAGGGCCTGCGGCACAACTACAAAGAAATCAAGTCCACTTCCGGGGTCAATATCTGCTGGATTGAAGAGGCAGAGGCTGTGTCTGAGGATTCATGGCGGGTATTGATTCCCACAATCCGCGAGGAAGGCAGTGAGATTTGGGCTACGTGGAACCCGGAAGATCCAGAGAGCCCGGTGCAGGTCAGACTTGTGGATAATCCGCCGGACAATGCCCGTGTTGTAGCTATGAACTGGCGCGACAATCCCTGGTTCCCTGATGTGCTGGAGGAAGAACGACAGCACGACCTCAAGACAATGGACATTCACCTCTATAACCATGTTTGGGAAGGTGAATGTATAACCAGAACCGGGCTGGAGATTTACTACAACTTTGACAAGAAGACCCACGTCTCGGATGAGGTTGAACAGGACCAGAACTTGCCTATCTTGTGGTCACACGACTTCAATATTGCTGATGGCAAGCCCATGTCCTCCTGCCTGTGCCAGATCAAAAAAGGCGAAGACCACGAAGGCAACAAGCGGACAGAGCTTCATATCTTTGACGAGATCGTGATTGAAACAGCCGATACGCATACCGTGATTGACGAGTTCAAGGAACGGTACGGCAAAGATAATGTGATTATTTACGGTGATCCGGCGGGACAGGCCAGGGATACCAGGTCCAAAATGACCGACTACATGATTCTCAAGGAACAGGGATTTAAGAAGCAGAAAGTAGCCAAGGCTCACCCGCCTATCCGTGACCGTCACAATGCTGTCAATGCCCTGCTCAAAAACGCAAGCGGTGATGTCCGGGTGAAGATCCATCCCCGGTGCAAGACACTTATCAAGGGCTTGCAGACAGTGAAGCTCAAGCAGGGATCACAGTACCTGGAGGAAGAGACATACCCACAACATATCACAACTGCTTTGGGCTACTTGATATGTCAGGAGTTCCCAATCCGCAAACGCGAGATCAAACCAATCCCGTCCCTGGTGCGGATGGGGTAACAGGAGACCCAACCTATGCCAAACGAACAACGACTAGACCTAACCCACCCGGACTACGAGATCCAGGCCCCGCTCTATCAGCTTTGGGATGATCTGTTCCAGGGCGGCAAGCAGATGGAGAGCAAGGACAAGGCCAAACAATACCTTCCCCGCCATCCGTATGAGATCACCAAGCAATACGAGATCCGGCTAAGCCGGGCCACTTACCGCAACCTGGCCGCGCCTATCGTGGAGGTGTTCTCGTCTGCCCTATCCGACCCGCCGCCTGACCGGGAGCAGTTGCCGGAGCGAATTGCTGATTATGTCAGCGACGTGGACCGGGCCGGGAGCAGCGCAAATCAATTCATGGGCGACGTGCATATCAAGGCGGCTGCGCGGGGTCTGCATTTTGTGCTGGTGGATTCGCCTCGAGGTGACGCGCAGACCAGAGCCGAAGCTCAAGCCCAGGGTATCAGGCCGTACTTTGTCCAGGTTCCAGCCTGGAGTGTGCTGGACTGGAGCATTGGCGAGGACCGGATGCTGGATTGGGTGAAGATCCGCGAAGGGGTTGAGGTGTCTGCTGATCCATTCGCCGGGCATGAGCACCAAGAGCAGTACAAGATTTGGTACCGGGACACCTGGGAAGTTTGGGTTGAGGACAAGGACGAAGCCGGGAATCGGTCTGTCCGCATGATCGACGAAGGCACAAACCCGCTTGGCGTGATTCCTCTGGCCGGATTCCACTTCCAGCGCAAGTCACAGATGGTGGGCACGTCTGCCCTTGACGATGTGGCGAGCCTGCTCAAGCGCGTCTACATGCGAGACAGTGAGCTGGACAAGGCTTTGCTCGACGGTGCGGTTGAGGTGCCGCAGTTCATTGGCTTCACCGAGGAAGAACTGAGCGAGTTCGTGGTGTCCACAAACAATGGGCTCCGGGCCGAAAATGCAGAAGCTCGCATGGAGTACGCTGCACCCACCGGGCGGGTCTACGATGCATTACGTCAGGCCATAAACGAAGACGAGAGCCGTATCCGTGAGATCGCCCTACGCATGGTCCGGCCTGAGAGCAGGCAGGTAGAAAGCGCGGACAGCAAGCGTGAGGACCGCAAACAGCTTGACAGTCAGCTCGCCAGGTTCGCCGCCAACATGGAGCATAGCGAAAGATTGTGCTGGAAGTACATGGCGATGTGGCTGGGTGAGCGTGAGCCCGAGATTGAGGTCACGTACAACAAGGACTTCAACACCGAGGAAATTAGCCAGGATTTGATGAGCGCCTTTATCGACATTCGCCGGAATCGGGATCTGTCTCGTCAAACTCTGTGGGCGATGCTCCGGGAGTGGGGTTATCTGCCAGAGGACTTTGACGAGCAGGAGGAAGAGCAGAGGATTGAGGCGGAGAACCGCACGGTTGGTCGTCTTGGTGGCAATCTTTTGACAACACGCGAACTTGACCAGACCGGGCCAGGTGGCGCAGGTATCGGTTGATTTTGGCGCGTCGGCGAGGAGTTATGGGAATGAACCATTCAGGCATGTAAACTCCGGGGGTGAAAGATGTCACCAGAAGAACTGAAAGAAGCCAAGTATAAACTAGAAGCTGACGTGATGGAGTATCTGCAAGGCAAATTTAGTGAGTTTGAGGACAAAACAGGGTTTACTCCAACACAGGTTGAACTTGAAATGGTCGAAAGCACAGAAATAACAGCAACAAAGGCAGACTTCAGAAAGAAGGTCCTGTGCAATGTCTCAATCAAAATCGAGATGTAAATGACCTCCCGTGCTCGTTTCGAGAAGTATATATTCACAAGGTCAGTGGCCTTCAGGTTGCGCTTGGATGAATGGGAAGATTCCCAACTCTCCCAAGTTCTCAAAACAGTAGACCAGGCCCGCAACGAAGTTATAGCCGAACTTGAAGAACGACTTGCCATGCAACCGCGCAGGTACTGGACGGAAGATCGCCTTCGTGCCCTGATTGATGAGCTCACGGACATGACCGTGGGGATCAAAGAGCAGTTGGGACAAGACCTGGACGACATAGCCACCACTGCGGCTACACAGACGGTTGCCGAGTACAACGACATATTCAGTGTAGACCAAACGCTCCCTGCTTTCAACAACGTGGAACTGTCCCCGGAGCAATTACGGGCAATGGTCAGCACTCCGCTCGGTGGACTGCAAGCGGCTGAGGTGGTCGCCAATGCTTTTGATCATAACCTTGTGGACAGAGTGAAGCAGGACATAGATGCCGGATTGCTGCGGGGTGAAAGCTACCGCAAGCTGGTGGACCGGGTGCAGGATAATTGGGGTGGGGCTCGGAATGATGTGACGAGTATTGTGCGGACGCAGGTGCAGGAGATGAATAACCGGGCAAGTTGGCAGGTGGCGGACAAGAACCGGGATATACTTCAAGACACATGGATCTGGAGCGCAATACTCGATAACAGAGCCTGCATGTCCTGTATGTCGCTTGATGGACGTGAGTTTACAATAGATGACGATATTTCAATACCTTACCACATTTCTTGCCGCTGTTTGCGTCGCTTCAAGACAAAGTCATGGGCTGAGATCACAGGCGGCCAGGTCGATATGCCGGAGATTGACCGGGCCATGCGTAACTGGGTTTGGCGGGATGGTCGGGTTGGTGTCGGGGGTGCGGTGGCTGAGGAAATAGGCAAGTTCAAGGGAACGTACAAGGACTTTTTTCTTGGACTGTCCCGCAAGAGGCAGGCTGAAATCATTGGGCCGTCTCGGGTGCAGGCACTGATGAAGGGCGAGATAGATTTTGACGACCTGACTACCTACCGGGGCGAGATAAAGACCTTGAAGGAATTGGGGATCAAGGAAAAACGGAAGCTGGAGGACCAATGACCCTAAAGCCAGTGCAGAACCAAGCCAACACCAAGTCCACCTACCATGCCTATCCCTTCGGCACACAGGTAAAGTTCGGTAATGACCTCCAGGGTGAGATAATCAACGTGTCATTCCGGGGTCCGTCTGCTCAGCCTGTGTACTTGGTGGAGTGGTGGGAGATCGAGACGGGGCCGAACAAGGCTGAGTTGTATGAAGAACAGTTACGGGTTGTGAGGTGACACATGACCAAAATCCTCCCCATGCAAGACCACTCCCCTACTGGCTGGGCCACGGGTAAAACGGTGCGCCTGGCCTGTGAGAGTGTTGGTGCAGCCGTGATCCCTGCCGGGCATGTCCACTTTATGGAGTGTGAGGTGTGCGGGTGCATGAAAAAGGTGTTTCGGTATCCACTGAGCAAGGGCGATGTGACTTGGGAGTGTGACTGCGGCAATCGGCTATTTGAGATTGTTCCGCAAGGTATCCACTGCCCGATGTGCGGGAGAATGATTGATGTGTGAGGTGAAGATGCAGACAGCCAAAGAGATGCGCGAGCAGCAGGACAAGCGGCCTGTGCCGGAGGGGAATCTGTGCCCGTACTGTGGAAACCAGCTTGTGGTCTATCAGACCGTCCGGGGGCGGGTGCGGACTGTGCGGGTGCATAAGTGCTCGATTTGCGGGGAAGTTTACAGTTCTACGCAGACATACGATTAAGCCCCTGCCGTGGTGACAGGGGCCTGGGGTGGCGTTAGCAGTTAAAAATCATCCTCAAACTCATCAAGGAAAGCGTCAGGATCTATATGCTCCCAAAGCTTGCTATTGGGCGTTTTTTGTGGAGCACTGAATTGACCTATGTGCACATACGCCCTTGCCTTTTCGCTGTATTCAAAAGCTTTGAACACTTTTGCAGGCTTCCCGGCAAGATAAACTTTCTGAACATCTTCAATACGAAATCTGCCTTCTGCCATGATTGTCTCCTTTTTGCTATGCGTCTTCAATTAGGTCGCCAAATTCACTTTCAACCTCTCCAGGCTCAAGGTGCTCCTGAGCCCAGGCAAAAGCCTCGTCTCTGCTCATTGGGGTGATGTCCTCGCCCCCTGCCCACTGGTTCTGGCCTACGCTCACGGACCACCGGGTCATAGGGCCGCCCTCGCCATGCAGGAAATATTGCCCGGAGCGCGGGGTGCGATAGAGGGTTGCCGACCAGTGGCTGAAATCTCCTACCGCCCCTCCGCCGGATGCGGAGCCCACCTCGACCGCTTTGCTAGTATCGTATCTTTTCCCATTGATGATCTTACGCATAAAGCCTCCGTTTGGTTCGCCCCGGCCAGTGACCGGGGCTGGTTTGTTATGCAAAAAGCGTGTCTACGTCTTTTTGGGTAAGTTCGCGATGCACCCACAGGGTGCAAATGTCAATAGGGTAGGCAAAATTTTTTAAAATTTTATATCCAATCATGGCAGACACATATAAATAAATTTTGAAAAGCTCTGAAAATTGTTTCGCATGTAAATAAATACAAATGCAGTGAACACCCTGCCCCGCTATGATTAAGCCGCTTGGGAATC